CAATACTTCAACGGCCTTCTTGACCTTATTTGCATACTCATCGTATACGTCAAGAACGCTTTCGCCGTACATCTGAGCCCATGCGATAGCGCCGTTCATTTCTGTTTCGATGTTCTCGAGGTAGTCCGAAACAGCCTGGCTTCCGGTAGTAACTTCTTCAAGGCTGAGCGCTTTCTTCAGAACCTCTTGCCATTTTGCTGCTTCCTCAGCAGCTATTCTTGCTGCCTCAGCAAGCCTTTCAGCCTCTTCTTTTGCTTCACGCTCAGCAATCGTCCTTTCCTTTTCTTTTCGAGTTACTTCATCGAGCTTGTCTATCCATGCATTCCAATTTTTTAGTGCTTCCTGATAACCCTCAGATTCCTGATAATGCTCACCACCAAGTTTTTTCCACTGTTGGACCTGCTTGAACCACATCGCAATCTGTAGGTTTGCAGCATATTCCCATGCTTCGAGAGAGGCATTATCGGGATCACTGAAAACAGCGTCATTTGCTTTCTTTCCGAATGTTATATGATCAAGCGCATTAGCCGCTGCATCAGCAACCGCGGTAATCGCGTCTAAGGCGTTTTTCTTGAAGTCAAGTAACCAAAGCTCACCAAACTTTGCAGCAAGATTTGTTATTGAATCCTGCATGGTCATTAATTTTCCCTGATAAGTATCTGCCGCAAGGCCCATGCCTTGATAGAACTTCCCACCTTCTGAAGTCATGCTCTTGAATGCAGCAGTTACAACTTCACCGGTAATTTGCCCAGTGGTTATCATGTTCTGTAAAGCTTCACCAGATTTACCGGTTACTTTTTCGAGCTCTGCATAGATCGGAAGATTTGCCTGAGCGAACTGCCGAATATCCATTGTCGATGCCTTACCAACAGAGAGAATCTGAGTGTAATTCATCATGATGCGGTTGAGTTTCTCTTGAGACCCACCGGCTGCATCACCGAGCATTTGCAAAGTGCTCTTGAGGTCTTCGGCAGCAACGCCTACGTTGAGCAATTGAATCCCGGTATCAGTGATACCCTCAATTCCAAAGGGAGTTTTCGCGGCAAATTCTTGTAGTTCTCGGAAAGTTTCATCGGCTTCTTTTGCACTGCCTGTGACAACGCGGAGCTGAGTTTTTATCATCTCCATATTGCCAGCTGCTTTGATAACAGAATCAGCGAATTTCAGGACAGCAAGATTTGCCGCACCCATTGCAAGAGTGCTGAGACTTGTTAATTCATTAAGAGTTCCAAAACTCTTTGCGGTAGATTTGTTTGCGTTTCCTACGCCTGTTGCGGCTTTTGCCGCATCTTCGGATTTCTTTTTGAAAATATCGAGATTACCGTTGGCAGAGACAATACCTTTGTCGTCTATCTCTAATGTCAGTCTGCTTAATTCAGGCATTGTCACTCCCTCCGGTCTAGTTTCATTCGTTCGTCTGCCGCCCAGGCTTTCATGCGGAACAACAGATCAACTTCAAATAGTGTGAAATGAATCTCATGAAGCCGTTGATACCCTTCAATCGATTCAGGAGTTACGGTGGTATCGCACTCGTTGTAGATTGAGATAAACTCATTGAACAACCATGCGAAACAATCAGGCGGATCAAGAGGCATTAAATGCTCAAACCGCCGGTACTCTTCGGATCCTTCTTCTGGTTCTCCGAAGTCTTTAACGAACTCGTCGTAAACCTCGCGATTCACAACAAGCTTTCGATTATCTCCCTCACCTTCAAAGTGCGGATGGTTCCGAAAGAAGAAGCGCCTTACTGCTTTTTCAAGCTCTTCTTCTCTTTGGATAAAAAATTGGCACGGTCCTCCGTATAGTTGTAGATGAAGTCCTGGAGCTCAGGAATTTCATTGAATAGCTTCATGTATCCGGCCTGCGTTGCTTCGATTTTCTCTCCGCCGAGAGTGACATCCCCACCGCCTACGGCGCGCATGCCTTTGATCCGGAGACCTGTTCCCTGTTTTGAGCGTTCCTTCCAGTCGACTTCAGCACGTTCGTCTTTCGGAAGAGACGAAATTTCTTTTGCCATGGCTTTTGTGTACTTCTGGACCTCATCGGAGTCCTTTCCGATGACAAGAAATTCGACACCGATTTTCTCACCGAAAAGAACAGGTTCAACCCATACACCTTCGTTTGCGTTTTTCTGTGTCGCAAATCGATCAAGATTCATACATCACCTCGACTATTTGTTCCGAACTCATACGAGTACGGTCTTCTACAAAAGCTGATAATGAGGATAATCAACAAAATCCTCATCATCGTCACCGTCGAAGGCGGTCAGTCCATCGCCGTCCCAGTCACCGCCCCAGGTAAAACCCTGTGCTGTGAACGCAGCCGCGATTTCCTTCCACCGTCCATCCGAAACAGGAGGCCAGACCGGTCGGCCGCTTTCCGCGGGAACAACATCAATCGCATTCCCCGTCTGGTGTGCACTTCTTCCAGTCCCGCCTTCACTGATTCTGGTACCGTCACAATTTGTCACGGTATAGGTGTTCTCTTTCGGAGAGAGCCGGTATAGTCCGGCTTTCGCCCGTTCTTCATTGACTTCATCCAAAGGCTTTCGTCCCTGGCACCAGAGCGCATACTGTTCTTCCTTTGTCCGGAGTGTGCAGGTGATGGCATGCGGAACATGCTTTTTGAGCAGTTCCGCTATAGCCGCCGATGCCTTAGCACGAGCTTCTGGATTCAGATCAGTCAATTTCCGGCTCATCCTCCTACGACCTCTTCCCACTTCGCATAGAGCTTCACTTTCTCTTCGATGAGAATGGGATCGCCAACGGCGTAGTTAGTGCCGGTTCCAAGTGCAGTAGTATTCCAGCCAGCAAACGTGTAACCCGTTTTAACGAGCGACCCGGTATTCCCAGGTGCATACACCAGAGATCCTGCTTCCAGGTCTTTCTGGGTTGCAGGTTCGGTGCCGGAGGTTTTGCCGTTTCCGTCAAAAGTCAGATCATAGAGTGTCGGTGCTGTAGCAAGAGTTCTGGTGATCTTTACGACATCGGTTCCAAAGGCAGTGAAGGGATACTGCGGAGCGAGTTCGTCACGGGATCCAGCCGCGGTGCTGTGAGTGTCGAGCTTGGTGTTTGAGAGTTCGAACGTGTACTTGTTCCCGGCCGCATCTTCAACCTGAATTTCAAAGGTCAACTTGTCTCCAGCGACAGCGTGGTTGAACAGAACTTCATCGGTCAGGTATGCAGTGATCGAACCGTTCACATCGAACATCTTCTCGACGATCAACGCATCAGTCTGAAACAGTGCTCCGAGAGCTGTGAGATTGTTCTTGATCGTGATCTTGAACTCTTTCCCGTAAGTGAGCGCTGTACCGCCCATCTTGAGGAATCCCCTCCGGCTGGTGAACGGAGAGGTTGTCAACACTTTGGGAAGTGAAGAAAGACCGGATACCGGATTCGCGGTTTTGAGCTCCGGATCATCGATTCCCAGGAGATTGAAGGTTCCGGTGACAATCGCATTCACAGCGAAAGTGAGATCAATGGAGTCAACTTGGACGCCCTTGAAGAGCTGCCAGAGGGGATGATCAGCTTCTGAGAAGTGCTTCAAGATCCAGAACTTCTTCGCGATGTTTCCAGGCTCAAGTGTCGATACCTTCGGATTAACACTATCAACATTCCAGTTTGACATCATAACCGCTGAAAGCAGTCGGTCAAAAGAGAGAGCTGAAAGTTCAAATTGCACTCCTCCTCCGTTTGTGGGTTGCCCGGGCATCGGTTCTGAGGCCGAACGGCCGGGAAGTAGTTCGCCGGACTGCATCAGTTCGGTTTTTCCTTCGAGACTGTCAGACTGGTTCCGGAGAACAAAAGCGACAGGTGTCGCGGGTATATTCGCGGTCATCTGTCCCGCATACAGTGTCCGGTTCGCGCCGGTTTTAGGTCGTGCCATAACAAACTCCTTTTAGTTCGCGATATCTGCGCGATATTCGATTCTTACCGGCAGCCGATAATGATCACTTTCTGTATCATCAGGACCGCAGTAAACCCGTTCTATTTCAATTCCGGAAAAAACTGTTCCTCGTTTGAAGTGATCGGCAATTGCGTTATATCTCGCATTGAGCATGTCCTTGCCGATGTTCAACGGCACACAGATAGTTATCTGGTATATCCCTACCCAGCGGTTCGGACTTCCCTCTCCCAGTGCAGCCTGGATCGGTGTCCCTGGGAGATGATCGACTTCGTACCATCCGCCAGATTTCGGCCGGGAGAACGCTTCATTCGGCCATGCAACGTTGCCGTCCTTGATGTACAGCTTCATGGTTTCGAGTTCGGTTCGGAATGAAGTTTCTATACATGAATTCGTCATTGCTTCACCTCATTGACGGAATCATTAAAAATTGCTCCCGACTCTGCCATGGTTATACCAACCATTCCCCGCGGTGCCTGTTTCGAAAAGCCGCCAACAGTTTTCCCCGTTGGACTGTTTGGTCCATACCCGCCGTATTCCAATTTCGTAATCGCAGGACCGTTGTTCTGCAGGATGATTTTGTCACCTGCTCTGGCCTTATCGATCTGGCTCTTCCCTGTACTCAGAACGCGACCACCTTTCTGCAGGCCCGGATTGTACTCAAACGATTCCTGATTGATTGTCACTAACCAGTTCTGCCGGTGTGCTCCTGAATCAACGGGTGTTCTCTGGACAACCTTCGTAAAAAGCATAAGCGCAAACGTACGCTTCACGTCGAGCATGTCGCTCTTCTGCTTCTCAGCCCATTTATTAAGATCAAGGGTCCATCCAGCCATCGTCACTTTCTCCCCAGCGCCTTGAATAGAACGCAAGTTTTTCCGTCAGGGATAATCGCCTTACTTCCAGGCGCAACTGAGTATTCAACTTCATTCGTTGTCCCGGGATTAACAACGATCTTGTCAACGCCGACTTCAGGGATCCGTTTATCCTCGAACAAGCAAAGAATCCGGATGTCTCCGGTCTTGATAAGCTCTCCGTCAACCAGGCTTTCATTGATATCCGAAAGAACGCAGTATCCGGAATGACTTGTTGACGGAATCGTTGTGGTATCAGTTTTCGAATCATAGACAGGTTTTTGTCCCTTGATTGGCTTCCTGAGCGTACAGAAGGTGCCTTCTTTCTTGAGCGTCTTAAGCGTGTTCTTCCGTTCGGATTCGTAGCTCATCCCCGGACCGCCTTTCCGACAACCATTCCGCCGGATGAAAATGAATAAAGCCCTTTCAGTAATGAATTAACCGAATCGAATACTGAAGGCTTTCTCACGGTCGTTACTGTGTCTGCCTGGTACTCGGTTTCAAGCACGTCAGTCTTCTTCCGGATAATCTTTCCCCGCGGATCATCAACTTGGAAGAGGTCTTCAGACAACGAAAGAAAAGCCGCTTCCGCGACTGCTTTTTTGACTCCTGCAGGAACTCCGGTGATCTCGAAACCGTCACGATCAAAAACCGAAATGGTCTCGCCGTAGTCATCAACATCGTTCCTGGGCCACTGCAAAGACTGCTCCTGTGTTGCTTTCCGACCGATCCAGTTGAATGTCGCATCGATGAACTCAGTTGCTTTAATCAGTGCCGCGGCCTTCTCGTCCTCCTTGAGTGAAAGCCATGCCGACCGTCCCCGCTGTTCGTTAAATGTGTCCGCGTTAATCACAGAGGTGTATGTGTTCGCGTCTGATTTGCCTGTGCCATCTTCGACAACAAGAACGATCGCCATTGGTTATTCCTCGTCTTGTGAGGCGATAACCGCCTCGGCTTCTTCGATGAGCGTAGAAAGTTTCTCAACGCTCATGAGCGGAATCTGGGAAGGAGCTGCTTTCACGGCCTTCGGATTGGCTTCCTTGAGGGAAAGAGCCTTCTCAACAAGAGCTTGCTTGGTGTCAGCCGGTTCTTCAGCTTCAGTCTGATCTTCCTCAGGTGTTTCATTTTCGGAAGAGTGTTGCTCCGATTCGATAACCGGATCCGGCTCGACATCGCCCTTGAGCATCTTCTCAAGAGCCTCGAGCCGTGATTCGATTAACCGTAAACGCTCCTCTTGTAAAGCGCCTTCAGGCAGTTTTATTCCCATTACTGCGCTCCCACTATGTACGAAATGATTGCGTCATCCTGCGGATCCGCGGAGAACGTGAAGATCACTCCCCCATCTACAGCGGCAGCAGAGACTCCGGTAACCTTGCCCGTGCCAACATTGAGAATGGACCAAGAAACATGATCGCCGAGTCGTACATCCTGCATGCCAGCGGTGACCTTGATAGCAGCTCCCAGGGCCGCGTCAGCTTCCGTAACGGCGTGCTTCCCGCCGGTCGTATGAGCCGCCGTGTCCGCGTCGTGAAGTTTGAATTTTGCCTTGATATCGTTCAGGCGGGTGATCGCTCCATAGAGTGTGGTAACTTCGCTGGTAGCTGCAAGAACCCGAGTGGTTCCCTTTCCCTTGTGGTAAGTCGGAGTTTCGGCTGCTGCGTCAGTGTTGTGCTTGGTATATTTCGCGGTGATGTCGTTGACCCGGGCCAGAAGTGTTGCCAGATCATATGGTGCGGCTACAGAGGCAAGAACTCCGTCTCCGTGGAGAGCCTTGTGCTCTTCGGTGCCTTCCCCTGCATCGGCAACGTGGGCCGAGTACTTTGCGATGACGTCATTACAGAGCTTGATTGCTGAGGCCAACCCATTAACATTCATGTCGCGGGAGGTGGTCAGTGCATCTTCGATTGCAAGGATTTCTTTTTGATATCGTTTACGTGTATTTCGTGCCATAACAATTCTCCTTTGGTAAAGCATTGAGCGCTGGAAAATCCCAGCGCTCACGTACTATCAGCCGTTCGAAATCACCGCTACAACGCCGGTGTTCTTCTTGTCATAGACACGGTTCCAGGAGTCCTCGTGGATGAGGTTTGCGTCCGTCGGAGTGATTCCGGTATCAGACGCCATGGCCCAGGTGAATCCGAGCGGATGAAGCACGTACTGCTTGCGGGTGTAGAGAATATCAGTACCCCCACCAATTCCGGGTTTTCGAGCGACCTCGACCGGGATGATTGCACCGGCATCGTATTGACCATAGGCAACTGACTCGGATTTGAAAAAGTACGAGTGGTACTTCGTTGCAATTCCAGTACCAGTGATGACCGGGAGATTGTCCGATACGATCAGGCGAAGACCCATGTAGGTCGCAATGGTGAGCTTCCCATCAGAGTCTGCGATGAAATCGATGAGATCGTTTTCAACAAGAGTCTGATAGACAACAGAGTGGACCGCCACCGCAACAATCTCTTCAAAGGCATCACCCATCTTCATGATTGCTTCGATGGATTTTTTTGCCGAGATTTTGTTTGCGCTGGTTATGTCTGTTCCGGAGGAGACAGAGATATCAACAACAAGATCCGAGGCGTTGTCCTTGACGTTGCCGGCAATTACCCCGCGGAGTGTGTTGATGAGAGCGTTCTCATCTGCCTTTGCCCAGAATCCGGCGACGCGATCACCGATCGCTGCATACGGGTCATCACCAGCGATAGCCGCGGAGAGATCGTTGGCGCCCCATGCCTTCTCGCGAATCTGGCGACGGGCGATCATCCTATCAGCACCGATATTGTAGATTGTAGTCTCATTGGTCTCAGAAGGAATATCTGTTGCACCGGTGAGGTCCTTCCAGTACGGAAGGGAAAAAATCTTTCCGCCGCCCTTGATGAGTTCGGGAATCTGCGGGTTCTTCTGAATAACACCTGCCTGGAAGAAGCGGTTCTGATTGAGGGACCGCTCCATGATGTAAGGTGCAAATACTTCAGGTTCAACGATGTTTGTTATACGAGTTTCTGCCATGTTTTATTCCTTTCCAGCATTCTGCAGCTGGCGCGCAAGATCGGGATTACTTCGCATCAGTTTTGTTTGTTCACCGAGCGACATCTCCGTCCACGGTTTCGTTGGCCTTGAGCCGCCGGAACCACTTCCAGAAGCACCGCCCCCGGAATTTCCGTTTACGAGATAGAATTTACCGGCATCTGTCTGGAGGTATGCCCCGAGGACATCCTTCACTGTTCTGCTTTCGCCGTTCAGGAATTTGTGAGTTCCGTCGATCAGTTTGCGTTCAAATGGATTTCGGAGATAAAACAGACTTCGAAGATCCTCGAATACTTCCTGGCGTACCGGTGCTTTGAGATCTTTAACAGCCTTCTCGAATTCGTCGTTTCTGTAGAAATTCATGGCTTCTTCGCGATACTTATCGCGTTCGGTCTCGAGTGCAGTCTTGGTTTTCTCGTACTCTTCGGTGATGCGCTGCTTCTCGGCCTCATAGAAAGCCTTGGTCTCTTCCGAACCAGTTTTCTTGATCTTTTCGGACAGATCAGAAATCTGCTTCTTGTACTCGGCTTCTTTTGCATCGATATTCTTGAGCTTCTCCTCAAGGTCCTTCTTCTCCTGAAGAATTGCGTCCCGGTTCAGCTTCAAACCATCGACATCGGCCTGGTACTCGGAAAGAATCTTGGTGATTTTCACATCAAGTTCTTCTTCGGTTGAAAGACACTCTTTCAGAAATTCTGAATTAATGGGCATAAAGTTCTCCTCCGCTCCTGCGGTTTGTTATGCGATCGCCCGACCCTGTCGTTTAGCTCCTGCATGGCAATCGTTTGTATTCTCATTCAGATTACTCTGCAAATGTTAAAATGTCAACAACATCATCTTACATGTTTTTTTTGTACCACTGCTGAAGCGTAAGCTTCCGGCCATCCGGCACGAAGCCGCCCAGGGGAGCACCCTTTTTATACAACTCGTATCTTGCTGGCCCTAGGATGTCCTTCTGCAGTTTAACCGGCTGCTTTTCGAACCACTCTTTCCAGTCAGTTTTTGCTAATACCGGTCCGTCTTTTGTGGCACGTTCTCCATCGTAGTTGTCAATGCCGCGGAGTAAAGGGAGGTATAAACCGCGACAGCGGTGGTGTGCTGGGAGCGGAGGAGCTTCTTTCAGCGTCTTGTATGTTTTTCCATCAGCCAGACCGCACTCAAGACACGTACGCCCATCCAGCGTCTCCAATCTGCGATAACCGATTATGATATCGCTGTTCGCCTCATAGACCGCATCGCGGGCACGCTCAGCGTAGTGAGAAAGCATTGTTTTTGTGTTTGCATCGAAAGCATTCCTGATCTTCTTCATGGTTCCCGGGAGCTGGTCTTT